AACCTGTAACATGTAATACGCCGCCAGCGCCAGCACCTCCAGCCAGTTTACCGCCTCCTGAGCCACCGCCACCAACTAATACGTAATCAATATCTCCTGCCGCACCTTCTACCGTAAATGTTCCACTAGAAGTGAAAGTATGAACTTTATAATCTACGCTGTCAGCGGTATAGGTTGTAATCGTGCCGCCAGTTGCTTCAAACTGACCGCCAGCGGCCCCCATTAAACCTACCCTACTTGCTCCTAAAGACATATGATTCTCCTAAACCTTAAGCCATCGCCGCACCAGATAGAAATCCATACCAAACTGGTGATGCTCCACCATTGAAGGTATAAAAGGTAATAATATCTATTCCGGTTGTGGCTGTTGTAGTCAATGTTGGCGCTGATCCACCCGCCCACTTCACTCCAGTAAATGCACCAGTTCTTGAGCCAGTGCCATCCTGAGTTAGAATTAACGTCATTGAAGTTCCCGGTTGCAACCCACTACCAGAAGGCATTGTAAATGTGCAGTTACCTGTCATAGTCCATGTTTGAACATTACCGTTAGTTTCATCAAGCGTCTTAGCCGTAGCAGTATTACCACCAGCATAAACAGTTTCAGCATAATCCTTAATAACTGGCCTATCAATCCGATAGTCTGCATGATTAACAATACCAGAAGCATCAGCAGTTACTGTTTTAGATGTTTGAACAGTTCCTAAAGTAGTAACATCGTTATAATTCAATTCGGTAGTTGTACCAGTATAACCATCAATTAAATTTAACTCAGTCGCAGTTGCTGTAACTAATGTCCCACCAAGCAATAATCCATTTGTCCCATCATGTGAAGCGATATCAAAGTCATACGCTCCATCCGCAATCGTAACATCTCCATTTGCATCTGCTGTAACTACTTTGGATGCTTCTGATGTTCCAAGAGTGGTAATATCTAGATAATTTAATTCTGTAGATGTGGCTGTAACCCCATCAAGAATATTTAATTCTGCACCACTAGAAGTAACTGCTGTAGTCCCAGAAAGCCCACTAAATTGTGTCTGAAGTACAGACTTTATTAAACGAAGATGGTCATCTCCTTGTGATATCGGGTCAGTAGCAAGCGGATTAGTGGCAACTAATTGACTGATATAACTCGCAGTTTCTAGTCCCATGATAGCCTCCTATGCTAATTCAAATATGCCACTGGCACTTGGGGTGACAGTAAGCGTGTTGTCTTCTGCTAAAGTAAACTGAGATGTAGTCAGTTTAGAAAAGCACACTAATTTACCACCTGACTGATAGATAACTGCATATTTAATATTTGCAATTGTTCCGCCAGTAGCAGTCCACACAACAGCAGTTGAATCAAAACGATACTTGTCGGTTGCAACAGAAGCCCATGTTCTTGAAGTTACAGATGCACCGCCAGTTGTATAACCATTACCACTAGCAACCTCATTGGCAAGTGATGCTTGTGTTGATAACGTATTTGTATTCACGTTAGCGCTTGCCGCACTTGTATGCAATGCCATATAAAAACCAACACTTGTACCGTCTAAATCAAACTGACCATTGCCTATATATTCCCTAAAGGAATTGTAAAAACTCCAAGCAGTAGCCGCCATTTTATACTACCTCCTCTTTAATTTTCAATGAATCTGGATTTTTAATAATGTGTGAAATAAGGCCATCTCCATGCACAGCCAAATCGTAATGTTCGCCAGTTTTAGATATCATATCAACGAACTCTTTTGCTTGATGATAGTGAGCCGCAGTACATAGAAACTCTCTTCCAGATACGACAACATCTAATACCTGCTCATCATCATTTTCTGGTTGTTCGTAAGCATGGTGTTCACCCATAATGCAACTGTCAAATCCATACATTTCAAACTTACAAAACCCAAGCATTCTTAACATATGCACCGCTCTTAATGCAACGGTAGCACCCCCCATTATAGGATAATATTCTTCCCCATAAACTTCTTTTAGTAGATCAAAATTTTCATCGCCAGCGCAATGCCATATCCATACTTTATTATCTTTTAGATTTTCAAATACAGAAGGATGGCACTGAGATGAAATAAAATATTTACAATCTTTAACCAGTGGATAAACAAATCTGTTATTAAATTCCCTGCTATCTAGCATTATCATTCCAGATGGAATTAATCCACCAGCCATGCAATACTTATGAGAGCCATTAACAGTAATTACTGGCATTCCATTTTGACGCTTCTCCAATAGATCAGGAAAAGTTTCCTTTAATGAAGGACCACCAAGAGCAATGCCTACCGTCTTATCCCATTGGGTTTCGTAGGGTTGGACCTGTGGCAATCCTCTTTGTATGTTTACTCTTATATTATCCCTAATCTTTTCAGTGTCTTCATTGACACTACAAATAATTTCTGGAACAGGAACTAACTTCTTAACACTAACGGAAGGTGGTTCAGAGTTTACGCCCATTTGCAACGACTGCACTTAAATAATCTCCTCATTAACCTTAAATGACAAAGTAACTCTTGGTGTTTCTGAATCAGGAGACATGCCTCTATGCAATAGTTCGCTTCCCCGAAACCAAACTAATCTATTTTGAACAAAATCTATTTTCTTTATAGATTCACCATCCTTATATTCAAAATGCCCCGATCCCTTTGTCGTGGGGGTGACCATATATAACATAGTAAAATCCCCATCATCCAAATGAAAACTTCCATCCATTCCTTTGAACTGTACATTAGCGTAAGCCCTGATAAACTGACAATTCCTTTTCAGTATTTCTCTATTTATCTTACGGCACATATACTTCACATGGAAATTCTCTTCACCAAACTCAACCCTATAAAATCTCTGGACACCCTCACCATCAACAGAACTATGTCCATATATGTGAGGAAGACAATAAAGAATATGGTAAGACAAATGATCACAGAATTCTGGATCAAGCCAATTATCTACAACCTTAATACTATTTATTTTTATTTCTTCCCTTAAACTGAATTGGCCCCGGCATTAACCATGAAAAGACCATTGGAACAATTACTATTAATATGAGCGCCCATCCGCCCATCTCGATCAAAGAACCTAAGAGAGTCCAAAAATTATCAGGCGCACAACTACTCATACTCTGCTTTCCTCCCTTGCCAATCATCACCTCCGTTGCAACGTCCGTCACAGCCGCAGTTGCTAGTCCCCCAACAACCAGCCCGGCAGTCCCTGACACTGCGTTCCCCACAAGCGCACCTGTCGTCCCCAGACTGCTGACTATCGCCGCTTTCTTGAGTGTCGTGCATCCTATTGTACAGGCACATCCGGCGATGACCACCAGCCAGTAACCCAACCGACTACGGCTACAGCTACTATAATTCCTAATGCAACGTAAAATCTTTTCTTTCCAGCACTTAAAGCCTTCCATTTTTCCATGTTCACTCCTCTGTTTTAAAATTATCGTGTAATTTCTTTATACCACTAGATACTGTGGATATAAAAATAAATGGTAACAACCCATGTACCAAAGCAGTCAATGACAAAAGAAATAATCTCAAAGACATTTTCCACGCAAACTTCGCATGATTCCACCATGTCATCTCTATATCGTATAAATGATTCATAATACTTTTGCAACCACAATGTTTCCTTCCCGATTTGTTTTTAATTCTACGGTACGTTTCTCGCAAGTAAAGCGAGTCTTCCCCGATGCCGTATCTTTCCAGCCATTTCTTTTCAGAGTACGTTTCATACTTAGACATCCAGACATCCCCATTTCAACCCACTGACCAGTAGCTGGATTCTCCCAGTGACCCATGTATTCTTTTAAGTTATCATTGATATATAATAGTAAAACAAACATGACTTCCATAAATTTTCCCTTATTTGAAAGGTGGCCCTAAACACCACATTGCCGCTGAATATTTTGTTCCTTTAGTAATTGGAGTGCTTCTATGAAAAACATAAGAGGGGAATACAATTACATCACCCACTCCTATTTCTGGATAGAGAATCTCATTCTCCTCGTCTTGTTTTTGTAATGCTAGTTCCAAATCACCACCAACATAACCATTAGATAAGAAAGCTACCAAAGATACTTTCCTAACTCTACCTTTGTGGTTACTTCCTTCAGAGTATGCTCCAAAATGATCGCTGCGACCATCAGTATGCCAAGCATAGTGCTGGTTCTTTTTGTATCTAGCTATCTGTATAGATTCAAACCAATCTAAGTCGTACTTCCATCCAGCACTTTCATTTGCAGAATGTACAAATGGACATAATGTATCATACAAAAACTGGTCGCTTGAGAACGCAGTATCAGTATTTCTTACTTTCTTGTCTGGTTTTTTGGTTTCGTTGTTATCATCCCTTATGGTAGCCTTCCCATAACCAGATTTTTTAGCTATCCGTTTTATTTTGTTCCTGTCCTTTTCAGACAGAACATCCTTAAATAGCCAATAGGAATATTTAGTCTGCACTTAGTGCGCTGCTCCATTACTGAATTTAATTTGTGCAACCTTATCCTTTAGTATCTCTACTTTCTTCTCTAATGCTTCTATTCTCTGTCTGTAGAAATCAAGAGTAAGTGCCTGTTGTCTATCAAACGGAGCATTTCCATCTTCAATATTCTTTAGCAACTTCTCAAACTCGCCAGATAGATGCTCTATCAA